TAGTGACACTTGTCAACCCTTCGCAACCGTAAAAAGCAGAGACATCAATGCTTGTAACGCTATCGGGTATAGTTATGCTTGCCAAACTTTTACAACCGGCAAAAGTGCGTTGGTCAATGTTCGTAACACTGTTGGGAATTGTTACGCTTGGTAAAGAGTCACAACTAGCAAAAGCATACCCCCCAATGCTTGTAACACTATCGGGGATGTCTACGCTTGTTAAAGAACCATATCTATAAAAAACAGTGGACCCAATGCTTGTAATACCATCAAGCATTTCCTCAGTTATCACTGTTAGATTTCCACTTACTACTAATTTAAAAAGTTCATCTCCAACGCTACCGCCCCTGCTTGATTGCCCTGCAAATAACCTACTGTAAAAATCCATTATCCTCCCACCTTTGCCCAGGTTGTCCCATTAAAATAATAAAAATCCCCTGTATCTAACTCTAGAAACAAGGAATTAATAGCACAATTAGTAGGTTTAGTATCAGTTGATAGTCCTTTGTATTCGTGTTCACCATCTTGTTTGCAACTATTAATAGTTATCATAATTTTCTCCCTCCTTTATGCATCAGAACTGTTTCCGCTTTGTTCAAAAGCGGTGTCTAATTCTTTATCCTCTATTAAATGCTGAATGTTTGATTGGGTTAGATCCGTATGATCACCCGTATTAGGAGTGTAAAATTTATGAGTCTTAAAGTCATATAGGACCGCTCCCAATCCCACGTTCACGACATCGAGCCCTTCTACATAGTCCATATTTTCCGCTCTACGAATTTCATTCAAACTCATAAACCCTGTTTCCTTTGCAAGCTTATAAGCTTCGTATCTTTCTTTTAAACTAGATCTAATTATTTCTTTGACATCAAATTCAAAAAAGCAATTTCCTTTTTCTTTCTCCAGGAGTAGATCACGATTTAAAGCGGTCTCAAACGCTTTGACTATTGGGTATATTGCCTCTTTAAAAGTCAAATCAAAATCATCATAGATATGAAAGATTTTATTGATCTCATTTGCCAGGGTGTTTTTGTTCTGGTCTAATTGCATTTCTACTGAAGAGTTTGAACTTTCTTGAAACTCTAACCCATTATTAAGGACTACAACATTTTCACTGTTGTTAGCGTACATGTTCCGCCACGCCTTTTTGAGAGTGTCTATTTCTTCTTGCCCTAGTCTTCTTTGTGCTTTTAAGAATCCTTTTTTATTTCCACCGCTCTTTACTAAAGACAATTGATACAAGAGAGTGTCATATGCTGTTTCAAGAGTTTTAGATAGTTCCTCTGTTAGACCAACTCCGGTTGCCCCGTCTTTAGTGTTTCTTAAGAGCTTGATAAAATCATATGGTTTGTACTCTTCACCCTCTACAAGAATCACATAATCTTTAAAAATTGGTTTGTAATTTTTAAGAACCGTTACGTATATTTCTTCTACATAGCGTAATGATACAACTTCGTTACGGTTCCTTTGAATATAACAATAACCGCCTTTGCCCAATAAATAATCAGAGACCATAGCTTTTTTTAATTGGAACGCATCCAAAGTATCTCCGGTGTCTCCGTTTAAAAGTCTCATTCTAGAATCATTTTCTTGCTCTTCAACTTTGCCACCACGATATTTAAAAAGTTTAATTGGCATGGATGCAATCATGTTCCCTATAAAATCAACTGCTCCACTAACTGCCGGCAATGTCAAAGCCTTTTCTCTGGTTATTACTTCGTTGTTTAATAACGCTTGTAACAATACATCACTAACGGGAGGCACTATTGGTTGCTGTTCCTCATCTCTCTTTTTGACCGCCTCCGGGTCAACTGGCGGTTTAAATAAATCCCAAAATCCCATTTATCTCACCTTCTTTCAAAACAAAAAAAGACACTATTTCGTGTCTTCCATCTTATTTCTCATATAGTCTGTTTTGGCTTTTAAATAGTGTGTTCTTTTATAAGCACTTAATTTTTCTTTGTTTTTTAAATAGTAAACTCTTTGATATGCTTTTATTTTTTCTTTTTTTTCATCATAGGGTTTTTCCTCTTTCTCATTACGAAAAGGGCACGGATCAACACAATCAGGAAGAGGACACTCAAAACATTTACAATTAATCATTTTTTCGACCCACTCGCCTCGCTCGTGAATAGTTATCATTAAGCTTGTTTTTGCCTATCAGCGCCGAGGGCGCTGGGCCCATCCAAGCTTCGCTTGGTTAGAAAACTTGGACGGTAAAATCATTACCCGCCAAAAAGTAATCTTGCTCTAATAAATACACCGCACTTATCATCGAAGCCACCATATCAATTTTCCCAACGCTTTTCTTTTTTGATACATACGGATTCAAATTCGTGTCGAAAGTACATTTAGCATTTTGAAAGTTGATTTCTAATAATCTGTTATCTGTATATGAAAAAGCATTTGATAATATCTTTTCTTTCAATAGTTTAGTAGGAGAAGCCAACACGGAACTATGCTGCCGGACCTCTACCAAATTAAAACCTGCCCCTTCAAGCTTTTGAGCTGTAGATAAAGCGTTCCATCTGTCGTATCCAATAGCCTGGATTTGTACTCCATATTTGCTTTCTAAATTTAAAATAAATTCTTCAACAAAACCATAATCAATGACTTTATCCCCACACGCCATAACATGATCTGTTTTGCAAAGATCTATATAGTTCACTTTTTCACTTAAAGTCTTTTCTTGAATCCTGCCCTCGGGAATAAAAGCCCACGAAGTAGCAAGAATATTATTATCATCATCAACTGATACCATAGAGACTGACGTATTATCGTTTGTTTGTGATAAATCCAATCCAACATAAACGACACGCCCTGCCCAATCTATATTGGCTACTTTGCACTCTTGAAGAAATTTAATATCAATATAAGTCTCAGTACCAACCCCGGAATAAATAATATTGCAATGCTTCGTAACAAAGTTTTCTCTTGCACTTTCTACTGCAATTGCATAAGCTCGTTTTTTGACTAGATCATCCCATATTTCCGGAACTTCAAGAGAGACCGGGTTTGCTTGCTGCAAAATCAAATCGTTTGTTTCCCATCCTTTGATTTTATCCGGTTCATACAACAAGGAGAATCTCGTTTCATCTTTCTCTACTCCGTCAAGAACTTGTTTACTGTATTTGATCTCATCTTCGAATGGATTATCTATTGTTGGATATTTTGTAGATATGACAAATCCTAATTTATTCAATATATTCAATTGCCCGGATCTCATAGCCTGGATAGGATAAGAGATCGGCAAAGCCCCCGTCTCATCGCAAATAAAAGCATTAGGAAGTTTACCGTCCATTCTGCTAGTTGAATAAGATAAAGGGGTATATTGAGTTTGCGTAGGAGTAAACAAAATATAATCTCTCAAAATTTTAAATCGTTTCTTTTCCTTATGTTCATAAACAATCGGGCTGGACCTGATAGTTTCCGCAATTGCTTCTCTGATTTCCCTGGACAAGCTGCCATCAGGAGCGACGGAATAAAACTTCGAGAATTTCGGTTCCGTTAAAAACAAAATGATAAAGATTGTTGCTATTGTGTACGTTTTGAAATTCTTCCTGCAAATTTCCAAAACTCCGGTTTCATATCTTCTCTTTTCCGGATTGTCTCTATAAACGGTACATAGAATGGCGGTATAAAAAAGCCATTGATAACCACACGTGGTTTCATACAAGGTCTTCCCTGCTTTTAACCCTTTGGGCATTATCAATAGTTTCAGTATATTTTCTAATTGTCTCAGCTTAAATTCACTAACGACGTACTTTTTATTTTTCCCGTCACATATGCGTATGAACTCTTCCATTTGTAGACGAACATATTTAGGAGTAGTTTTTTTCTTTCTGTGTTCAATACAAAAATCATACGCCTTCATTCTTCCTCACTGCCGTTAATCATTCTCATAAGTACGTCGTCTTCCTCTGATGATTCCTCAACATTGAAATTCTTAATAATCCTAATAAGAACCGCCACTGTCTTATTAGCCGAATCAGCGGTTTTATTATAGGCGTTCACTGCCGGGTTAGAATAAAGATTTTTGCGGCCTTTTACATATTCTTTAGAAACTAACATTCCCTCATTTTCAAAAGTCTTCTCAAGCTCTTCTAAAATATTCAGCTGTGTCTGGTACCTCTTAAAAGTGGTAACGAAGAAGTAATTGGACTGAACACCGCTTTCCTCTGCAATTTTTATAATTTCTGCTGCTTGCTTTTTAAGAGATTTTTTAGCCATTCTCTGCACCTCCTCTTTCTGACATCTATTGGTAATTTTGGAATGAACATGGGATAACAGCAATGATACATAAACTAATACGGACTCCATAAAAAACACATAATTTCAAAATTATGTGTCCTGAGG